TTATTGAAAAACCACATAGTTTTTCAACAGCTTGTAATATTGCAACACAAATTATTGCTCAAGTAGCTAGTTCACAGTATGGTGGACAGACTATTACATTATCACATTTAGCACCATTCGTTGATGTAAGTAGAAAAAAAATTAGAGAAGAAGTAGAAGAAGAACTTAATTATATTAATGGCGGTGGCGTATATGAAGATCAATTATCTATCATTAATGAAATTACTGAATCACGTCTTGCAAAAGAAGTAAAAAAAGGCGTTCAAACAATTCAATATCAGGTGGTCACACTTATGACGACAAATGGACAAGCTCCTTTTTTAAGTGTAAATATGTATTTAAACGAAGTAGAAGATGAACAAACTAAAGCAGATTTAGCACTTATTATCGAAGAAGTCTTAAAACAACGTATTCAAGGTGTTAAAAATGAGCAAGGTGTATGGATTACTCCTGCATTTCCAAAACTTCTATATGTTCTCGAAGATGATAATATTCATGAAGGAGATAAGTATTGGTATCTTACAAAGTTAGCTGCACAATGCACAGCAAAAAGAATGGTACCAGATTATATTTCAGAGAAGAAAATGTTGGAATATAAAATTGATAAGAATGGAAATGGAAATTGTTATCCGTGTATGGGTAAGCGTAAACTACAGCCCAGGATAAACCGATTGAACCTTATTGCTTAGAGGGTGTGACTTAATAATAAGTTGCTAACGGATAGGTCTTAGCGAGAAGAAATTTGATGACCTAAGATGAGTACCGTGCCAAGCCTATAAAATTATAGGAAGTGTGTATCGACTAACCGTGATGAGTGTAGCGGTGTAGGATTGGAGATAAGCACCAATTCCAAGCAGTCGGCTCGTTGATGAGAGTAACGGACTCGGAGAGAATATATAGTCAGTGTGCATAGTGATATGCAATTAACATGTGTAGATCATTTTTAACTCCATATGTAGATGCAAATGGAAAACCAAAATATTATGGTAGGTTTAATCAAGGTGTTGTCACAATTAATTTACCAGATATTGCATTATCTTCAAATGGTGATATTGAAACATTCTGGGATATTTTTGACGAAAGAACAGAGCTGTGCCATAAAGCATTACAGATGAGACATAAAAGACTTGAGGGAACACCGTCAGATGTAGCTCCGATTCTCTGGAGATATGGCGCATTGGCAAGATTAGAAAAAGGCGAAACTATTGATAGGCTTCTCCATAATGGATATTCTACTTTATCTTTAGGATATGCGGGCTTATATGAATGTGTGAAATATATGACTGGTAAATCTCATGCAGACGGAGATAATGGAGAAAAATTTGGACTCGAAGTAATGCAAGCATTAAATGATAAGTGCAATAAATGGAAGAATGAAGAAAATATTGATTATAGTTTATATGGTTCTCCTATTGAATCTACTACATATAAATTCGCAAAATGTTTGAAGAAACGTTTTGGAATAGTAGAAGGAATTACGGATAGAAACTATATCACAAATTCTTATCATGTTCCAGTTTTTGAAAAAATTGATCCATTCACAAAGCTTTCAATCGAAAGCAAATTTCAAAAATTAAGTCCTGGTGGTGCAATTAGCTATATTGAATGTGCTGATTTGACATATAATATTGATGCAGTATTAGAAGTAATGCAATTTATTTATGATAATATTATGTATGCCGAATTAAATACCAAATCTGATTACTGTCAAGTTTGTGGTTACGATGGTGAAATTAAAATCGTAGATGAAAATAATGAATTAATTTGGGAATGTCCTAATTGTGGAAACAGAGATAAAAATAAAATGAATGTAGCAAGAAGAACCTGTGGATATATCGGAAGTAACTTTTGGAATAAGGGAAGAACAGAAGAAATTGCTGAAAGGTATGTACATCTTGACGATCATGAATACAAGGAGAAATAGTATGGCACAAATTTTTAAAATCAGTGGTTATTTAATAGATATAAATGATTCATATACTAAAGATGACGTTAGACTATCCATCACCGACAAAATAGATATGTTTAGTCAACAATTACATATTGAAAGCACAAATATTGAAGATTGGGATGATGATAACCCATTAAACTTTGAAAACTGTGATTTATCCTATTGTTCTCAATATTTTAAAAATCCAAATAATGGTAAATATTTTGATAGACCATTACCCGAAGCAGGACAAAAATATAGACATTTTAAGATTGGGAAAATTGTAACTATTGTTGGGATTTCAAGACACACTGAAACGGAAGAAGTAAGCGTTGTATATAACTATGAAGGACAAATATGGAATAGACCTCTTGAAATGTTTATGAGTAGAGTCGATAGAAGAAAATATCCAAACGTATCACAGAAGTATAGATTTGAACTTGTGGAGGATTAAATATGAGATATGCTCAGATTAGAAGCATGGACATCTCTAATGGAGAGGGCGTAGGCATCGCCCTCTTTGTTCAAGGATGTCACTTTCACTGTAAAAACTGTTTCAATCAAGATACATGGGATTTTAACGGTGGAAAAGAATGTACGAAAAAAACAAAAAATGAATTCCTTGAATTAATTGAGAAACCATACATTAAAAGAGTTTCTTTTCTTGGAGGGGAATGTTTAGCAGATGAGAACCTTGAAGGAGTATATGATTTAATTAAAAATGTAAAAAAAATACATCCAGAAAAGATACTTTGGATGTATACAGGTTATACATGGGAAACAATTTTTCATCCAGTTATAACAGATGATATAAATTTTGAAAGAGATAGGTTGATTAAATTACGTCAAGATATTATTTCTATGTGTAATGTCTTAATAGATGGTAGATATGTAGATGAACTAAGAGATATGAATTTAGAATTTAGAGGAAGTAGTAACCAAAGAGTTATTGATGTACAAAAATCTCTCAGAGAAAGAAAGGTAATTCTATGGAAGACAAACCAGTAAAACTAAAAGAAAAAGTATATTATGCTCGTATTCATCACAATACAGTTACATATGATGTATGTGATTTGGTTGTACAATCTGTTCGAGATACATATTTTGCTGCAACTGATAAGAGAGATAAACACCGTTATCTTTTTTCTTATAATGATATTAATAAACTTATTTTCTTTGATAGAGAAGATGCATTAAAAATTGTATTAGATGCACAAGCAAATAGACCTAAAAAGTATCAATATGAGGAGGAATGATTCATTGGCATATTTAATGAAATTTAAAGGTAAATATCGTTTGAAAACAGCTATTGATAAAATTACGAATGATTTTCCTAGAGATGAAAATGGAATGTTAGAACAGAATGATATTTATATTGATTGTATGGGTGGTTCTCAAATCACACATTATGGACGTTCTACTTTAATGGCATACATTCCATCTCTAGGAAGAGGACATAATATTTTAATTGCGATTGCAAAAGAATTGAATGTACCAGAAGATAGAAATTATGAAGTCTTATATTCAAACCTTGAAAAAGAAGGAACGATTAAAGATATTCATGATACCGATGGTGAAGTCGAATTTAAGTTTGATGCAAAAAATATTGATCTCATTGCTAAATATCTCAAGCCTAAAACATCAGGCGCAGGTATTAGTCCTTTCTCAACTAAAAATTTACCCAAAGCAAAATATGAAATAAGTGAAGATGATTTAAGAGAATATAAAGTAATAACGGACACAGTTCCTAAAGATAAGTTATTAACCCTCTCACAAATTACAAATGATTTTTTGTTTAAATATCTTCAAAAAAAGAAGCAATATAGAGCAATTAATATCAAACAAGACATGCGAAAAAGGATGTTAAAAAGCAAAGAGTATATTCATTGTATTGGTGAATGGGGTAACTATTTAGAATATTTGAAGAAAGAATTGGAGAAAAGATTATAGGAGGATTTTATGAATAGTGATTATACAATTAGTAAAGATTTTAAAGTTATGGGACAACCATCTTTTTCAAGATTAGATTGTACATATGGAGATGCAACTATTTCTACACTTAGTCTTAACTTTACATCTGATTTTACAAAACAGTACGACACCAAAATCACATATGGGTTTAATGTTGCAGGTATGAAAATTAAATGTGAGGAAAAATTTGTAAATAAAACAAAAGAAGCTTCATTAATTTTTACAGGAGAAGGAAAAGTTCTTGATACTAAGTTAACTTTTTATAAAGAAGTTCCAATTAATACAGATATCTATGAAAATTACGATTGGAAGGTCAAAAATGGAGTTCTTTATGTAACTTTATTTGAAAAAATTAACGAAAAACCACCAATTTTTATACATATCGAGCAAGAAAATGAATAAATTTAACGATGAAATCTGTGTTTCATTAGAATCAAAAAATGATACAAAAAGGAGATAAATAGCATGGTAAGAAAGAATGAATATACACTGAACAAAAAAGTAAACGAATCTGTTTTAAAGAAATGCGGATTCAGAAAAGAGCATGGAGATTGTTATACATTAAAACATTTCCTGTATGAAAAATACGTCAGCTTAAATATCCTCGTGATGTTAGATGATTTAAGTTTAACAGTTACAGTAACAGATGATAAAGGGAATTTATATGCTCCATTCTATAACCCTGAGTTAGTAGAAAATAATATTGTGGCGCAGGAAACAATTGAAGAATATAACAAAGTGATGGACAGATTGTCTAAGAAAAAGGTCACTACAAAAGTAAAAGATATGTCCGATAATAAGGGTGATTGTTTGTCTATTAAAATCAAATATTTTACCGACAAGATTGATAAAGTTGATTTTATTGGTGGTAAATCTGATTGGGTAGACCTTCGTGCGGCTGATACATTTAAATTACATAAAGGTGAATTCGCATTAATTCCATTAGGTGTTGCGATGCAGTTACCGAAAGGTTATGAAGCTCATGTTATTCCAAGAAGTAGTACATATAAGACATGGAAGATTATTCAGACAAACCATATGGGACTTATTGATGAATCTTACTGTGGTAATAATGACCAGTGGTTTATGCCTGTGATTGCTATGGAAGATACTACGATTAATGTAAATGACCGTATCTGTCAGTTCCGTATCATGAAGAAGATGCCAAAGGTACATTTTGATGAAGTTGTATTTTTAAGTGAAAAGGATAGAGGTGGAATTGGAAGTACAGGGAGAAAATAAAGAAATAAATTTTACGAAAGATGTACAACAAGAAGCAATTATATTAGCTGCTTATCAGTACATAAAAGATTTATTTGAAGAGGGAAAAATAACAAAACATGAACTTAATAAAGTGAAGAAAAAGTACAATATAGATATTGAATAAATTGACATATTAAGTTATAATAAATACCATACTAAGGTACATCTAGTATGGTATTTATTGGTTTAAGAGGTGTATCATGAAAAAGAAAATTGCAATATATGCTAGAGTTTCTACGGAACATGAAGCACAGATATCTGCATTAGAGAACCAAATACAATACTATGATGAAATATTAAAAAAACATCCAGAATGGGAACTATATGAACGATACATTGATGAAGGTATCACAGGTACTTCTATCGGTAAAAGGGATAGTTTTCTTCGGATGATGTCAGATGCAAAAGATAAATGTTTTGATTTAATTGTCACTAGAGAAGTATCACGTTTTGCAAGAAACATTGTTGATACATTACAGCAAACAAGAACTTTAAAACAATATGGTGTAGAAGTATATTTTACAGATGATAATATTTGGACAATGAATGATGAGGATGGAGAACTTCGTCTATCTATTATGGCTACATTAGCGCAAAATGAAAGTAAAAAAACTTCCATGAGGGTAAAAGCAGGACAAATGATTTCCTTTAAAAATGGTGTTTTTTATGGGAATGGAAATATTTTAGGATATGATAGAGAGGGGAAAAATCTAGTTATTAATCCTACACAAGCATTAACCGTTAAAAGAATTTTTGAATTATATCTTCAAGGAAATGGTATAAGAAAAATTCAATTTATCATGGAACAAGAAAAAAGAAAAACATCATTAGGTAAAACAAAGTGGAGTGCTTCTAATATTGCTCGTATTTTAAAAAATCCTTTTTATTGTGGTAGAATAGAATATAGAAAACAATATGTACCAGATTATCTTACTCAGAAAAAAATAAACAATCATGGCGAAATAGAAAGAGTAATTACAAAAGGAACACACGACCCGATTGTTTCCGAAGAAGATTTCGATAAGGTACAAGAAATATTTAAAACTAAAACTACAAAAAAAGATAATAAAAAATACGGAAAACCATTAGCAGATAATGTATGGGTCAGAAAGCTTAAATGTAAATGTGGGCATGGGATGAATAGAAAAATTAATTACGTTTCCAAAATTACTGGAGTTAAAACATATTCATTTCAATGCCACGACCAAATACACACAGGAACAATTAAGACTCGTTTAAAAAAAGGATTATCTATTGATGGCATATGTGATAATAAAAGTTTTCCCGAATGGAAATTAGAAGTACAAGCTGATTTCATTTTTAGAAAATTATTATTAAACAAACAAGAAATATACGAAACTGCTATAGAAATGTTAGAATCTTCTATTGCTGTAGATACACATATACAAGATAAAAAACAAAAAATAGAAAACCATATACAAAGTATTGATAAACTAAGGGCAAGAAATGATATGCTGTTAGATATGTGTACAGATGGTGATATATCCAGAGAAACTTTTAAAAAGAAAACTGAACTTAATAATCAAAACATTCATGAACTTGAAGAAAAAATCAAATTAATAAGAAAACAAATTAAAGAAAACGATACTCAAGAAGATCTTAATAAAAGAATAGAATGTCTTTCCGCATTTTTGAAGATGAAGTGTTTTTCTAAAAAAGAAAAAATTCCTGAAAGCATTATTGAAAAATATGTTGAAAAAATTATTTTTTATAAGGATGATTTTGAATGGTATTTACGACCGACAATAGGGAATGTAAATTTTTTATCCATTGATGCAAAAAACATGAAAAAAGGTACACATGAACTTGAAAAAACAATGTGTTATGTACCTAGCAGCACAGGCAGCGATTGCGGAAAAGAGGAAATAGGAATAGACAATCATATATTTACCTCTGTACGCTAATGGTAACTAAAGCAGATGTGCAGGCCTTTATGGCTGAACGTTCAGAGTATACAAAAGCGAACAGATTTGAAGATATTGAAGTAAAAGTCTATATATAAAGTTCTGCGAGGGAAAGCAACATTGCTTTCCCTCGTTTCATGTTTGGGAATAAACCCTAATTATCAGGGTTTGTTCCTTTTTTTATTTTCATTATACGAGGAGGTTTATTATGAACAGGATAACATTAAATTTAGAAAACATAAAAACCTAGAGTTAAATCTATTTACATATTATATAAAATTTAACTCTGAAAAGATAAAATTAAGGAGAGATTGATTATGAAAGTATATGTAGTAGCAAATTTAAAAGGTGGCGTTGGAAAAACCACCACAACAGTAAACGTAGCTTATACATTTTCGGAAATGGGTGGAAGAGTATTAGTTATTGACCTGGATCCACAATGTAACTGTACAAGATTCTTTGCCAAGGTAAACGGATACAGTAAAACGGTAAGAGATGTTCTTGAGAATCCTAAAGGGATAAATAGTGCAGTCTATCGCACAAAATACCAGGATATAGATATTGTGAAAGGCTCTGTTAAGATTACAGAGCAAAAAACTCCGTGGAGACTGAAAGAAGCGTTAGGATATTTAAAGAAAGACTATGATGTCTGCCTGATTGATACCCGCCCTGTATTTGATATGCTGACAATGAATGCATTGTATGCTGCGGATGTGTTCCTTACCCCAGTGAAATTTGATAACTTCTGCCGGGATAATCTTACAATGGTGGAAGATGCTTACCATGAGATCTTGGAAAACAATCCAGATCTGGAGTGGAAGATATTCGCAAACATGGTGTCGAACACCAAAGCACAGAAATTATCTTCAGAGGATCTGATCGCTAAGCATGATTATCCATTTTTACAGTCATGTATCAGCCGCACAGCGATTGTTGATAATGCGTTATCCCTTTATAAGCCGGTGGCAAAGCATCGTGTTATGAGTAATGTAGCACAGGATTTTGTAGATCTGGTGGAAGAACTTCTTGAGGATTAGGGAGGTATCGGTTATGGCAAAGCTTGGGAATATATTTAACAAGGAAGAGATAAAAAAAGAAGAGCAGCATCCACGAAGAACAATCAAATGGATCCATTACTCAAAATTAAAAGAAAATGTAGAACAGTATTGTCCGGCACGTGATAAGGAAGAGATAGAATCACTTGCAGATTTAATTCAGGCTACAGGAGAAGTGATTGAGAATTTATCAGTAAGCAAGCTAGATACAGATGAGTATAAGATTATTGCAGGACATAAGCGCTGTCAGGCTTGTAAATTGCTTGTTGAGGAAAGGGGATTAAAAGAATTTGCTTTTCTTCCATGCATTGTTAATAATGTCAGTGCGGTGCAGGAAAGTTTTCGTGTAATGGCTTCAAATGGATACCACACGAAAAAACCGTATGAGTTGATGCATGAGATCACAGAGATGGAAAAACTTTTAAGAGAGCATCCAGAAGAATTCCCTCCATCTTTACAGAAAGGAAGGATGGTAGAACGCTTATCAAAAAAAATGGGGATTGCAAGGGCTACAGTACAGGAATATCAGCAGATCTCCAGAAATTTACTTCCAGAGGCAATGGAAAAATTTAAGGAAGGGGAGATAGAAAAATCTGCCGCACTCACTCTGGCGAGGCTGCCGGAAAAGATGCAGAAGGAAGTGATCGAACAGGGGATTACAAAA